GCGGCAGAGGGCGCTCCTTCGGAATGCAGAGACCCGTGACCGCCGAAGCATCAAACGAGCCTGCACGGAAGCAGACCGTCCGCCCGGAATTCGCAGACCAGGGCATCAGCAATTCGAGAGGCGATACGCAGATCCTCACAGGAGAGCCGTACAACCTCACAAGGGAAGGACAGTGGGCGGCGAAGCATCCGATCGCCGGAACTCTGATGTACGGCGTATCGAACCTTGTAGGCGGCGCTGAAGGCTTCATCAATACTGGCGAGGCTGCGCTTCGTGCGCTTGCAACGGGCGAGAAGATGAATCCCCACGATATCCACGCCGCACCTATCGCGCAGGCGTTCAGGACGGGAGCGGCAGAGGGATTCCGCAGGGAAGCACAGGAAGAGCATCCGCGCATTTCCTCCGCGATTGGCATCGACAGCAATGACGGACGGTATACCTTCGGAGAAAAGGCTATGGATTTCCTCACCGGAGTCGGAGCTGATGCTGTTTCGTCCAGTATCAGCATGGCGACCGGCGGACCGCTCTCGACCGCACTCATGGGTGGAAGTGCCGCGAACCAGGCTCTTTATGAGACATCACAGGACCAGAACACGACCGCACGACAGGCTGCCGCTCTCGCCACTGCGAACGGCATTGCGGAAGCCTTCTTCGAGCATTTCTCCATTGAAAGGCTGATGCACTTCCAGAATCCGACATCAACGGCACAGGCGGTCAGAACTGCACTCGCACAGGCTGGCGTTGAGGCATCTGAAGAAATGGCTACAGAGATTGCAAACACTGTCTCCGATATTGCCATCAGAAGAGGAAACTCTGAGCGCGGACGGGAGTATCAGGAACGCTTAACGAACGGCGAGAATCCCAATTCGGCAGCAAGAAATACTGCCATGAGCGCAGTCACTCAGGTCCTGCTTTCCGGCCTTGGCGGCGCTCTGTCCGGCGGACTGCATACCGGCATGGCTATGTACGGGAACACTCTTTCCAACGGCATGGACCTCCGCAGAGACATTCGGAACGGGATCACGCTTGAAGATATTGCCGGGAGCATTGATACCTCTACGGCAGAGGGACAGAGAGTCCAGAACCTTGCGAACGATATCGCGCAGAGGGAAGCATCCGGCACGATGGCAAGCGATACTGAACTTGGATATCTTAGCAATGCTATAGCAAATGCCGCAGAGGTCGCGGAACAGAACGAGGCAAAGGCTGTTGCCCGCCAGACCGCTCCTGCCGAGAATGTCGCTTCCGAAACGACACCGCAGGAAAGCATTCCGGAGCGGCAGGCTGTTACTCAGATGATGAATGATGTCGCGGCTGAGACTGCGAAGGATACCGGCGAGGCGTTCCGAAACGCGAACTACTACAACAGTCAGCGCATGACCGCTGGTGAGCGTATCTTCAACGCTGAGATGGCGGAGGACATGGCTTCGACCTTCGGAGAGGAAGGACAGAAAGCATTCAGCGCACTTCCTGCCGAAGAAGGCGTGAAGGCGTACCGCGAATGGGCGGCTCACTACAACAACATGAGATTCGGAATGCCGATCAGGGAGGGCATGAGTACCACGCTCTCTCCGGAGCAGATCAGCGCCGCCATGAGAGCTGGTGCGCTCGATGCGAACCGTGCTTATCCGCAGGACACCATGAAGGCGGTGAACCGTGCCGTCAACAAGATCAGCGTGAACGGAGTCAATGCCGGGAACACAGACCTTTCAGGCATCGACTACAAGAGCCTCACTCCGCAGCAGAGGCTTCGCGTGGACTACACCAGCACCTTCGTGACGAAGGGACTTGGCATGGATGTCCGGTACGTTAAGAGCGAAGCGGTGGACGGCAAGTACAAGGGAATGAACGGCTCCTTCCAGGTCATCAACGGGAGACCGACTATTACGCTCGATGTCAATGCCGGAATGAACCGCGAGTCCGACTGGACGGGCGATATCACCGACATCAAGTCCATGCTGCCTGTCATCTCCCATGAGACCACGCACTTCCTTGAGCAGTATAATCCGAAGCTCTACAAGGAACTGTCGAACACCGTCCTCACCGCCCTTCAGAACAATGGGACATACTCGAAGGGGATGACCATCAACTCCATCATCGAAGCGGAACGGCAGCGGCTGAACGACACGATCAAGGACGAGAACGGTAAGCCTGTCCAGCACACGCAGGACGATGCGATCCATGAGCTGGTCGCAAGAGCCTGTGAGGATATGCTCTCCGGAGACAAGAAGGCGCTCGATGCGTTCAACAGTCTTGATGCCAACACGAAGCAGACCCTGTGGGACCATGTGAAGCAGGTCTTCGATAACATCCGGGAATTCTTCGCCCAGATGCTTTCTTCCTATAAGTCCGACTCTGCGGAGGCGAGAGCTATCCGTCAGAATATGGAGGAGTTTGAGAAGATCCGCGATATGTGGAGCAAGGCGCTGAACGGAGAGTCTGGAAACGTGAACGCCGCCGACAGGACTGCGCTGCACGATGCCGGCATCTCTATCAGCGATGACGGCAATGTTGCTCACATGGAATACTCCGTAAGGTACACATGGGTATCGGAGGAGCAGCAGGCGAAGGCAGTCGCCGCGCTTCAGAAGAGCCTTGGGATCTCCAAGAAAAAGGCACAGGCGTTCGTACAGTCTGAGATGTCCCTGACGAACCTGATCATGTCGCCCGGAAACATCGCGAGGATGGACTATGACCCGGATCAGCGGTATAGCGCCATCAAGAAGAATTCAGATTATCCCCAGGGAACCGTAGACTTCAACAACAACTGCCGCAAGCGCGTCCCGTTCACGGAAGTGTTCAACCGCTTGCAGGAGAGGAACCCGAACCGGGTATTCACCGCCGAAGACCTCGAGATCATCAGACAGGAGATGATCAAGCACAAGGTCCCTGTGGCGTGTGCGCTCTGCTATGTTGAGGAACGGCGGCAGCGGCTTGGAGAGATCGCGCAAGGCTTCGTGGATCTCTATAAAAACGATGCCCTCCTTGACAACTTCTCCGGCAAGAAGGAATTCGACAAGATCAAGGCGGCTCTTGATAAGACAGAGGGCGATGATTACCAACCGAATATCTATGACCTCATTACCTATGACGGACTTAAAAAACTGACAGCCAGCCATCCGGGAATTGCCGAAGCTTTCAAGATCTTCAACAACGCGAGGGGTATGCAGTCCGGACGGCTTGTGGAAGGCCGTGCGGAATATAAGCGCGAGCTGCTGAAGTATACTCCGGCACAGGTGAAGCGCATCAATGATCTTGGAGGACTTCGCGTGTTCTCCTACTCTGACTTTGAGGCGGTCAACCTTCTCGACCTTGTACAGATCATCCAGGACGCTGCCGTCAAGGGAATCAAGATCCAGGCATACACGAAGGTCCCGGCGTTTGCAAAGGTGGTGCGGAATACCGGCATCAAGCTGAACCGCTCATTGATTGCTCACGGTACTGGCGTAAGATATGAGAACGGACAGGCGGTCCTTGACCTTGACCCTGTCGAGGGCATCGACATCAATGACCCGGATTTCTTCGACTCTACGGATGACAGGGACATCGGCAATATCCTTGTGGGCATGTCCGATGAGCAGATCCGGCTGGCAATGGCATCTGACTTTGTCGATTACATTATCCCGTTCCACACCAGCCTTCCGGGAACGATCCTTAAGGCGAAGGGCATCGACCATTGGACAAACTATAAACTCACGCAGAACGAGCGCGTTAAAGCGACCGGCAACAAGGCAAAGAACGTAAACATCTACACCGATGTTCTCCAGGCGGCTGAGAAGGAAGGCAAGCCGATCCGCACGAAGAAACAGTTCGTGAACAAGTTCCTTGAGGTCTGTAAGGAGCGGAACCTTATCCCGCGCTTCTCTCAGTTCCTTAATGTGGATAAGGACGGCAACTACGTTTACACCGAGGGATACCATAAGTTCCTGATCGACTTCAAACTGTTCGACAAGAACGGAAGAATCGTAGAACAGCAGGCCGTCCGACCGGAATTTGATGATGCCTATAACACGAAGCTTATGGAAGATTTCGCGAACGGAGTGGGATCCACGGCAATCTCCAACGAAATGTACAACGATGTCGTGAACGCTCTGAACGAGCAGAGCAGCGGGGAGAAAGTACAGTACTCCACTCGCGACATCGAGGGGGCAGCAGACTCTGAAGACCGTCCCGATGTCATCAGACAGGGATCTGACAAGGACATCCAGTTCAGCACAAGGATTGCCGACAAGAACCTGGACAACAGGCTCCGTGTCAATATGGCGACCTTCTTCAGCGGAACGGGAACTGTCGATTTCGCTCTGAGGAACATCGTCCGCCATGAGTTCGCGGTGGAGAATGATGCGAAGATCGCTGCCGTGTACCGTGCGAACAACGGCGATAATATCTATGTCGATGATGTGCGTAACGTGAACATCAATCCGCACAAGGGGAAAGTGGAATACTTCCACGCCTCTCCGGTCTGCAAGAGCTATTCCAACGCGAACAACGACATGGGCGAAACTCCGCTGGACATTGAGACGGCGAGAGCGACCGCCGATGCCATCCGCAATCTTGGACCGAAAGTCGTGACTGTCGAGAATGTCGCAAGGTACAGAAACTCTGAAGCGGTCAAAATCATCGAGGAAGCCCTCGAAGAGAGCGGATATGATTACGATGTGAAGGTCTACTCCGCTACGGATTTCGGCGGCGCGACCATCAGAAAGAGGATGTTTATCCGGGCGGTCAAGGACGGTGTGCTTCCGAAGGTCGATGTCTCCGAACAGGCACAGAGCTGGTACAGTGTCGTGGAGGACCTGATCCCGGAACTGCCGGAGGCAAAGCTTTCAAACTACATGGAAGAGCGACTCGAACCGAGCGGCATCGACATTGATAATCTCGACCAGCCTGTGTTTGTTCTTGGCGGCGAGAAGAGCGGAAAACTGACTTACGCAACGGCGGACAAACCCGCTCCCACGCTCCTGGCAAAGAGTACAGAAGCAAAGATCCTCATGCCGGACGGCAGAGTGCTTCGTGCGACTCCGAGAGTCATGGCAAGGATTCAGGGACTCCCGGACGGCTTCGACCTCATGGAGAAGGAACAGGGCATTACCAATGCTTACAAGATTGTCGGCAACGGTGTTCCCGTTCAGCTTACACAGGGCATCGTGGGACCGCTCCTTGAAGAGAACCTGATTAGACAGAAGTCTGAAGCAACAGGGGTGCAGTACTCCATGCGTGACTCTTCCGGCAACGAGTTGACAGAAGCACAGGCAGAATACTTCAAGGATTCAAAGGTAAGGGATGAGAACGGGAATCTGCTTCGCGTTTACCACGGCACAAATTCGGAATTCTATGAGTTTGATCGCAACAGGATCGGAGCGCATGGAAGCTACGAGGGGGCAGGATTTAATTTCACACCTTCAAGCACCAGAGCAGGTGGCTATAAGGGCATAGGTGGCGGAGAAGGCCGTGTGATGGAGGGATACCTCAATATCACAAATCCGCTTTCCGCCGAGAAGAAGACCATGACCGTCAGGCAACTTGCGAAACTAATTGAAAATATCGACCCTACAGGAGATGACCTAATCTCAAATTACGCACAGGACACAAGGGATTATGGGAGGCCGTCCTTTGTCAGAAGGGAAGCTCTCTACACAGCGCGGCAGATGATGAATTACCATGACAGCGATGTCGATATTTATTCGGACCTGTCTGCTTCCGGTGCAAGCGCGAATGCCATCATCGATGCCTTCAAGAATCTTGGATACGACGGACTGATTCACTACGATGGCAATGGCAAGATAAATACGTTGATCGCGTTTGATTCAAACCAGTTCAAGAACATTGATAACGAGAACCCGACCAACAGCGCAGATATCAGATATTCTACCCGCGATTCGCAGGGCAAGGAACTGACAGAGGCACAGCAGCGATACTTTGCCGATTCCAAAGTCCGCAATGATGACGGCAGCCTGAAAGTCATGTATCACGGGACGGAGCGTGGCGGATTCACAGTGTTTGATCCAGCAGAATCGGATGATGGCATTAGTCTTTTCTTCACGGATTATTCCGAGAATGCCAGAGAGTATTCCGGCAGTTATGATGAGATCACGCCAGACAGGAGAATGTCAGAATCAGAACTCTTCGATATGATTGAAAACATCACAGAGGGTGACTTCCAGCTTTCGAGAACGGCGGACGGATATGCTATTGAGGAATACACACTGGACGATGAGGGAGACTTCACATACAAGCTGAAGAAGTCTTTTAAAACGCTGAAGGAAGCACAAGCATATGCTTATGAGGAGTTTGTAAAAGAAGGAAGAAAGGGTGGATACGGAACCATCCCCGGAAATTACGCGGTATATCTGAACCTTCAGGACCCATTGGTGGTTGACGCACAGGATTCAAGTTGGAGAGAAATACCGTACTGGGAGAACGATGACGGCGAATTAGAACCGGCAACCACCAGAGAGATTGCGGAAGATGCAAAGGAACAGGGATATGACGGCGTCATTATCAATAATGTCTTGGACAACGGACAGTACGCGGAACGGCAAGGCGTTGAGGCAAATATCGCCATTGCATTCAGTTCCAATCAGGTGAAGTCCGTATATAACGAGAATCCCACCGAGAACAATGACATTCGCTATTCCTCCCGCATGCAAGAATTGGACGCCGAGTATCAGGAAGCACTGGATGCCAGGAACGAGGACTGGCAGCTCATGCTGGTGGATCAGGCGGCATACGAAGCTGGATACACCACAACCGCTTATCATGGCAGTCCGTTCACTGATATCAATGTGTTTAATACAAGGTCGCAGGTCACGAAGAAAACCCCGATGCAGCTCCTGTTTGGCACACACTTTACACAGAGCTTGGACTACGCAAAGCTTTACGCACAAAAGGCAAAGAACTCCAAGGGAACTTCGCGAATGACTACGAAGACCGGGCGAGTCTACAAAACATACCTTGACCTTGGAAAATCTCTTGACTTGAGGACTCCGGCAAACATTACTCCGGGGACGGATGAGTACAAGCTCTATGAGGATGCTCCCGCAAAGTATAAAAAGAAGTATCCTCCGTATACGTTCTCAAAGTATGACACAGAACAAGGACTTGGCAGTGGGCAGTACATCACTAAGGCAACGATAGAAAATGTGCTGCAAGCAATGAGTCCGAAAGATGCGACAGATTTCCTTGTCAATCACGGATACAACAGTGTTCTGTACGATGCCAACTATGCAACGCCTACAACCGGAAACAATAGATTTACAAGGGACCCGTCCATTATCATGCTTGACCCGGAAAGGATTAAAAGCGGCGATCCCGTCACCTATGATGACAACGGCAACGTAATTCCGCTCTCCGAGCGCTTCAACTCTGAGAATGAAGACATACGCTACTCCCAGCGCAATGTGGATATGTCCGAGACCCTTGAGGAATTCATGGAAAAGATGGACAACAGATTCCTCGACAGGCTCGCCGACCTTGACGGGGAAGAGAACGCTCAGATACGGCAGGACCTTGAGGATGCCTACAGAGCGAACCTCGAATGGGCAATCTCCGAAATGCAGAAGCGCATGGACAAGGCGGTCGGAGCCGAGAAGAAGAATGCGAAGAAGAGGCTCGATGCCCTGAGGGCAAGGAAGAATCAGCGCATTGATGACATCATTTCCGAATTCCGCGAGAAGCGGAGCGAGGAAAGGCTGAAGCGCAGAACAAGGAAAGCGCAGCAGGAACTTCTGAGAAGGGCGAGGCGGATAGCGAAGATGAAGGGTGACCCCGGCTTCCGCGCACAGGTGGACGCACTGATCGGAGACCTCGACCTCGTTGCCGTTGGAATCCGTGAGGACACGCAGAAAAAACTTCAGGAGCTTGACGAACAGGTCAAGGCACAGTCCGAACTCGATCCCGATTACGCGAAGTACGAAGCGCCGAAGTACGCCGAGCTTATCGGAAGGCTTAGGAAGAAGCATATCAAGCAGATGAGCATCGATGACATCGTCCGGCTTACTGAGGCAATCGTGGCGCTCGAACATTCCAAGCGGACTGCGGACCGTGAGATCGGAAAGACGAAGGGCGCGACCTTCGGGCATTACGGCAAGGTCGCAGTGAGGCAGCTTGGAAACACGAAGGGCATCAACCACGGGAACGAGATCGGCGCTCAGTTGAGCAAGTACAAACTGAACATGCTGAACCCGGTAAGGGCGTTCTCCCTCATTGACGGATATCAGAGGGACGGCGTTTTCACCTACTTCGGCAATCAGCTGAACGAAGGACAGACCAAAGCGGCAGAGTTCCGCATGAAGGTCGAGAAGATGTTCCACGATATCGACCAGAACAGAAAACTGGTGGACAACTTCGCAAAGCAGGACATCGAGATCGATACCCTTGAAGGGAAGAAGAAGATCTCGAAGGGCATGAGGATCGCTCTGTATCTGCACCTTCAGAACCCGGACAACGTGAAGCACATCGCTTTCGGCGGTATCACGATCCCGAACGAGAAGCTTTATTCCCGTGGCAAATATGCGGAAGCCTATGCCGCAGGAGAGACGGTACACCTTTCCGAATGGGAAGCCGGTGCGCTTGGGGAATCCGTGTTTACCGCAGCGAACAGGAAGGACGATGCGGCTGCTGCGGCGGCTATCCGAAAGATCACCGACCAGATGACCCCGGAGGAACTGGAGTACGCGAGGATCGCCAAGAAATTCTTTAATGAGACCACGAAGGATGCTATCAACGAGGTGTCGCTTGCTCTGAACGGATACGAGAAGGCCATCGTGGACGATTACTTCCCGATCAGTACGGACAGGAACTACCTTAAGAGCGACTACAGTGGGCTGGTCAAGGACGGCACTCTCGAAGGAATGGGAATGCTGAAGGAGAGAAGTGGCTCACGCCTTCCGATCCACCTTGAGGATGTGTCACAGGTGGTACTCCGTCAGATGAACAACACGGCGCTTTACTACGGTCTTGCAATCCCGATCAGGAACTTCGAGCGGTTCTACAACTACACCGGCGGCGAGAGGCTTGACCGGAGCGTAAAGTCATCGGTCGGCAAGACATGGGGCAAATCAGCCCTTGACTACATCGACAACGTACTCAGCGACCTCCAGTTTGGACGGCAGACTCAGAGGAGCGTTACCGATACTCTGAAGAGCATCTACGCCGGGACCACGCTGAATCTCAATCTTGGCGTGGCGATCAAGCAGTCTGCATCCTATCCGTTCGCGGCATCAGTGATCGGATGGGGACCGCTGGCAAAAGCCGCGAGGCACGTTGTCAGCAAGGCGGATCGCGAGTACATGGATTCCATCACTCCGTGGGGGTACATGAGGCGTACCGGCTTCTCAGGCACTGAGATGGGCGAAGTTGCGATGCAGCGCACGGGTATCGACAATAACCGCACGATTCAGAGAGTGAAGACCGCGCTCGACCTTATCCGCCAGGTCGATGTCAGAACTACGGAAGTACTGTTCTTCGCCTGCGAGGAGTATGTGAAGGACAAATACCCCGACCTTGAGGTGCGCGGCAGCGAGTATAACAGAAGGCTTGCCGACATCTACAACGAGACCTTGCAGAGGACTCAGCCTTCCTACGATGTGATGCAGAGGAACGAATACCTCCGCAAGCAGAACGACATCGCCAAGATTTTTGGAGCGTTCAAAACCCAGACCTTCAACATGGGCGGCGAAGTGATCGATGCCTGGAGCCGTTGGAGGGCATACTCCGAATATGCAAAGAAGGATATCTCCTATGTAAATGCGAAGAAGGAAGCTGGCAAGGCGTTTGGCAACACTGTCGCGGCAACCATCGTGGCACAGGGTATGCTTGTTATCCTGTCGGCTGCGGCAAATGCCGCGCTTCACAGGATGAGGGACTATCGTGACGAGAAGGGTGAGGTAACGCCTGAGAGCATCGCAAAGAAGATCCTTCATGACTTTGGTACTTCTTTTGCCGGAATGACGATGGGCGGAAGCGAGGCACAGGATTTTGCGCTTGCGCTTCTTGGCGATGGCAAGTGGTACGACATCGACTATCCGGGACTTACCCTCGTAAACGACTTCGCATCTGCTGCCGTTGACTTCAGAAAGGCGGCGAGCAAGGCGGTTGAGACCGGGGACATGGGGGATATCGACAAGGCATCCGCGAAGATGGCAAACCTCATCATGCAGATGTTCAAGCTCCAGGGCGTTCCGGCTCAGAACATGTACAACATCGCGAACGCCATCTACCTGTGGGGGACGGACATCAAAAACGGCGAAGCCGGTACGTTCAACGCAGGCAGTGGACTCTTCGGCTTGCAGGATACCTCTCCGACCAAAGAACAGTACGCGAAGCAGGCAATCGATGCCTACAGAAAGGGTGACATTGCGAAGGGCGACCGTGCTGCCAAAAGGACGAGCGGTGCGGCGATCAAGCAGGAGATGGGCGGAAAGCAGGATGACGCAGTCCGCTTCCTCAAGGAAAACGATCTTGGGGACACGGTAAACCGCAAGCTGTGGGAAAAGGCCGGATGGAAGTTGAAGACCTATAACAAGAACATGAAATGACCCGTTGAAGGGGTACGCCGAATGAGGGCGTACTCCTTCTTTTTTTGTTGCTATCTTCAATCCATCAAGACACGCCGGAGAGACGGCAGAGGAGAACAATGATCCGACTTTTTAAGCGTTACCTGTTACACCTCCAGCAGTTTGCTGACGGAGCTGCCGGAGACACGGGCGATACATCTCAGGCCGCCGCTGAGAACACGGGCGAAGGGGCATCGCAGGTCGCCGCTGCGGGAAACACGGAGACGAAAGCGACTTTCGAGGAGCTTATCAAAGGGGAGTACAAGGAAGACTACGACAAGGCGGTCCAGAAGATCGTGAGGAGCAGATTCGCAAAGGCGAAAGCCAATGAGGATAAGCTCGCGAAACTTGGACCCGTACTTCAGGCGCTGGCTTCCAAGTATGGGACCGAAGCAGACGATATCGACAGTATCGCGAAGTACGTTGGCGAAGACGATGAACTCTATGAAGAGGCGGCATATAAAGCCGGACTCACCGTAGACCAGTACAAGCGCATTGCCGTTATCGAAGCTGAGAACCAGCGGCTCAAAGCAGAGAAGGAAGCCGCAGAGACCCGCCGAGCGCAGAACGAATGGTTTCGGGCGAGGCAGGCTGAAGCGGACCAGTTGAAATCCGAATTCCCGGATTTCGACCTCGATGCGATGATGCAGAATGAGAATTTCGTCAGGCTCATCCATCCGCAGAACCCCTACGCAGTAGGCATCAGAGAGGCTTACCTTGCCCTCAAGGCAGACGAGATTCTCCCGGATGCTATGGAACACACCGCACGAACGGTGGCACGAAAGACCGCTCAGACAATTGCCCAGCGCGGACATCGTCCGGCAGAGGGCGGAATGTCCGGGCAGGCATCCTCGAAAGCTCATGCAGATGTCTCCAGGCTTACAGACTCAGAGATCGCAGACTATGTGAAGAGAGCCTCAAGAGGTGAATTCATTAGTTTCTGATCTCCACTTAAGGAGACAAACACATGAATAAGAACAGAAAGCTTTATATGCTGAACCTTCAGCAGTTCGCAGATGTCATGAACGCCACGACTTCTGCAACGACCGGGAACAATCTGTCCCCGGAGATGAAGACCTTTTATGACAAGAACCTGATCAGACTGGCAGAGCCGTACCTTGTCCATGACCGCTTCGGTCAGGAGAAGCCGATCCCGCGCGGCAACGGCAAGACCATTGAATTCAGACGATTCAGCAAACTGCCGAAGGCTCTGACTCCGCTTACCGAGGGCGTGGCTCCGGACGGTCAGGCGCTCAACGTGACGGCTATCACGGCGACCGTGCAGCAGTACGGCGGTTTCGTTAAGGTAACCGATCTGCTCCAGCTCACCGCAATCGATCCGATCATCACTGAGGCGACCGAGCTGATCGCGCAGCAGGCAGGCAGAACGCTTGACACTGTCGTCCGTGAGGTGCTGAATGGCGGTTCTCAGGTGCAGTACGCAGAAGGCCAGGTCGCATCCAGAGCATCTCTTACCGCTTCTCACCTGCTCACCGTCAAGGCTATCCGCATGGCGGTCCGTACTCTGAAGGGGCAGGATGCTCCGATGATTGACGGCTCCTATATCGGCATCATCCATCCGGACATCGCTTTCGATCTGATGAGCGATTCGAAATGGGAGGACTGGCAGAAGTACACCTCCCCGGAGCATATGTACAATAACGAGATCGGCAGGATCGCCGGTGTTCGCTTTGTCGAGTCCACCGAAGCTAAGATTTTTGAGGGCGCTGGTGCTTCCGGCATCGATGTCTATTCCACGCTGATCTTCGGCGCGAACGCTTACGGTCGCACCTCCATCCAGGGTGGCGGTCTTGAGACCATCATCAAGTCTAAGGAGCAGGCAGGCGGTCCGTTAAATCAGTATTCTACGATCGGTTACACTCAGGCTCTTGCAGCCTAAACGTACATCCAGCCGATCTAAAATCCCCTTTAATTGACTCGAAGTTCCAGAGATGGATAACGAGGCGGAAGTTTAAATACACCGTGAGAGACTAAATAAGGGGACCCTACGGGGAAGCAATAGTCCGCCCTCCGGCAATAATCGGAAACACAAAGAAACCGGAGACCAACGCAGAAATGAGTTGGCGCTTAACCTAATTTATATGACATACACGTTGGCACATAATCAGCGATGATGGAACGGAAAGCTTTAGACTCTGAGGCATTGATCCTCAAAGCATACTGATCGTTACGGCGCTTCTCAAGCTTCGCATGAAGACTGTACTTCTTCTCGAAGAAATCGATCATGAGAGAAAG